TTGCAATGTTCTTCAATCCACTAGGTTTCGACGCACTTTTCAAGATGGTAATGGACTGGACCGGTTCCTACTGGATTACGGACGTTATTTTCTATGGCGCATCAGCTTTCTTTTTTATTTTATACTATTTATTAAAGAAGCGTTATGTTAAACTTAACAATAATAAACAATAAATGAAAAATTTAAACAAAAACAAAGCTTTAAGAGAAGCAATTCGAGCGTTGGTTTATAGAGTACTAAAGGAGGGAGAAGAAGAGACAACAGCAAAAGAGGAGCCTGTTGCCCAACCAGAACCAGAAGAGCAAGAGCTAGGTGGTGATTTTCAAAATGCAGTTGACCTTTTTATTCGTAAGACATCACAATCACAAGATACTGTAACGGTTGATGATTTGACAGATATGCTTTCTCAGATTATTGATAGATTTACAACAACAAGCGAGGAAAGATTAAACTTACTAAAAGGTGTTAGAAATAACGTAATTCGATAAAGCAATGAATACTACACGAATTGAAAAAAGACTAAGAGAAGAGACTGGATATCAAGAGTTTTTTCAAAAAGCAATGGAGAAGTTTGATATTACATCTCCAACAGATCTTAAAGATCCAGAGAAGAAAAAGAATTTCTTTAACTACGTTGATAAAAACTACTCAGCTAAGAGTGAGGGTAAATTAAAAGAAGGTTACTTTCCAACTGATAGCAACGATGAGCCAAGTTTGAGAGATGCTAAAAAAGCATTAGCTAATTTTTTTAGTAATATAATGCTAAATACAAATAGCCCAATCATACGAGGAAAGCTAGATACAAAGCAATTGGACATCTTATATGATCTTATTGATGACTATGCAATGGAGTACGCTCGAGACTATGCAGACAACCTCGATATGGAGCGAAATACATTCTAAGATGAAATTAGAAGTTACAAAAACAAACCTAATATTAGCTGCAGTAATTCTGTTACTGCTTGGTTACATTATAATCATAAGTAGAACAAACACTACTATAAATGATTTAGAATACAAAACCGAGATTGATAGCTTGAATAGAGCAATATCAACTTATCAGCAGCACCAGGTTGTTTTGGATCAAAAGATTTCAAATAAAGAATTAGTTATCAAAAAGCTAGATCAAGAAATAGATTCAACAAAACAAGTAATAATTCAAGAAAGAAAATACTATGGTGACAAAATTAAGAATGCTGGCCGTTATACTCCTACTGAGCTTAACGACTTTTTCTCAGAGCGCTACAAATAAAGAACAGCTAGTCTGTATCCCACAATCCACAGCACAAAAGATTGCAGTCGATCTAATAAGATTAGACTCGGTTACTGTTGAATTAAAAAACACACAAGTTATTTTACAAAAGACTGAGCAGAAATTAGCTGAACAAGATAGTCTTGTTTTGATATACAAAGAGAAGCTTTTAACTTACCAACAAGAAATAGCTACACAAAACCTTAGATTTAATGCATGCTCTGAGAGAGTTACTAAGCTAGAAAAAGATGTAGTTAAATTGACTGACAAGAATAAGAGATCAAAGGGTTGGTTAAGAGTAATTGGTGGAGGTTTTATTACTAGCGTAGGATTGTTAATAGCTATGATTACAATAAAGTAATATGTCTGAACAAAAAACTCTTAAAGATATAATAAAAGAGGAGTACGTTAAATGTGCACAGTCAGCAACGTACTTTATGAAAAAGTACTGTGTAATTCAGCATCCTACAAAAGGAAAAATTCCATTTCACTTATACGCATACCAAGAGAGTTCTCTACAAGACTTTCAAGACCACGATAGAGTTATAATTTTAAAGTCCAGACAGTTGGGTATATCGACACTAATTGCAGGATATGCATTATGGATGATACTATTCCAAAACGACAAAAACGTCTTAGTTGTTGCGATTGATCAAAATACATCAAAAAACCTTGTTACAAAGGTACGAGTAATGTTTGATAATTTACCAAGCTGGTTAAAACTAAAAGCAGTTGAGAGTAATAAGTTGTCTATGAGACTATCAAATGGATCTCAAATTAAAGCAGTATCAAGTACAGGAACTTCTGGTCGATCGGAAGCATTATCTTTAGTTATTATAGATGAGGCAGCTTTTGTTGATGGAGCAGAAGATCTATGGGCATCGCTACAGCAAACATTAAGTACTGGTGGTCAGGGTATCTTATTATCAACACCAAACGGTACCGGTAACTTTTTCCACAGAATGTGGACTAAAGCAGAGTCTGGTGATAATACATTTAAAACGTCACGATTACCATGGCAAGTGCACCCAGAAAGAAATCAAGAATGGCGTAATAGGCAAGACGATGAATTAGGAATAAGATTAGCAGCACAAGAGTGTGACTGTGACTTTTCTACTTCAGGTAATACAGTAGTATCACCAGAACTAATTACTTTTTATAACGAAACTTTTAGTAAAGATCCTATTGAAAAAAGAGGATTTGATGGAAATTTATGGATATGGGAATCTCCAGATTACGCTAGAAGCTACCTAATAGCAGCTGACGTTGCTCGAGGTGACGCTTCTGACTACTCAGCATTTCACGTAATTGACGTAGAGAGTGCTACACAAGTTGCAGAATATAAAGGTCAGCTATCTACAAAAGATTTTGGTAACCTATTAGTTGCTGTTGGTACAGAATACAATGATGCACTACTAGTAGTTGAAAACGCAAATGTAGGATGGGCAACTTTACAACAAATTATTGAACGAGGATATAAAAATCTATATTATACACCCAAAGACAGTGGATTAGATTCAGATAGGTATTTATCTCGAGGCTATGATTTAACTGATAAGACTGACATGGTTGCTGGATTTACAAATTCCCACAAAGTTAGACCACTAACAATTAGTAAAATGGAGTTGTATATTCGTGAAAAAAGCTGTATAATAAGGAGTAAGCGCTTACTGGATGAATTGTTCGTTTTTATTTATAGAAACGGAAGACCAGAAGCTGCTTCAGGATATAATGATGATTTAGTTATGTCGTTTTGTCAAGGTCTCTGGGTTAGAGATACAGCATTAAGACTAAGACAGGCTGGTATTGATTTAAGTAGAACCGCTGTAAGTAATATTAAATCGACATTATCAATATATAAACCGTCAAATGGTCACAATAACCTTAGTATGAGAACACCTGACGGTAGAGAAGAAGACCTTAACTGGTTGCTGTGACTATTTATATAAAACTACAAATTAATGGCTGAAGATCAAGATCAAAAACCCAATTCACTATTCGCATCCTTAAGGCGATTATTCAGTTCGGATGTTATTATTCGAAACGTTGGTGGAAATCAGCTAAAAGTATTAGATACCAATCGAATACAAGCTAATGGTAATATACAAACTAATAGACGAGTAGATAGATACTCTAGATTATTTTCAACAATGCCAGGCGGTATGTCCATGAACGCTGGGCAAATGCAGTTGTATACTAGATTAGAGCTTTTTCGTGATTACGAAGCAATGGATTCTGATAGTATTATTTCTTCAGCACTAGACATATACGCAGATGAGTGTACAGCTAAAAACGAGTTTGGAGATATATTATCTATACAATCACCAAACGAAAAAGTTCAAAAAGTATTACACAATCTATTTTATGATATTCTTAATATTGAATTTAACCTATGGCCATGGATTAGAAACACCGTCAAGTATGGTGATTTTTATTTAAAGTTGGATGTAGCTGAAAAGTATGGTGTAATCAATGTAGAGCCAATTTCAGCTTACGAAATGATTCGTGAAGAAGGAATGGATCCAGAAAATCCACATAAGGTTGTATTCAAAAGAGAAGCTACAGCACTATCGTCTGTGTACTCTCCTTCAAATAAAAACACTGAAGAGTATGATAATTTTGAAATAGCTCACTTTAGATTATTAACAGATACAAACTTTTTACCTTACGGACGATCTATTATAGAGCCAACTAGAAAAGTTTGGAAACAAATAACACTAATGGAGGATGCGATGTTAATACACCGTATAATTAGAGCTCCAGATAAGCGTGTGTTTAAGATTGATATTGGTAATATACCACCAAACGAAGTAGAGGCGTTTATGGAGGGTATGGTAAATAAAATGAAAAAAGTACCATACATTGATCCTGAAACTGGTGAATACAACTTAAAATATAACATGCAAAACTTACTTGAAGACTTTTATCTTCCAGTACGTGGTGCAGAGAGTGGT